CAACCTTCCCGCAGAAGCTCGTTCTCGGCGCGCAACGCTTCGGCCTCTTTCCACGGATCACCAGCGAGGCGCGCATTGAGGCTCTCGATCTCAGCTGCCGCCGCCAGCTTCGACGGAGCCACGGTGCGCGGTGTCACAATCGGCGTGACATCGGGCGTCACGATTGGCGTGACTGTCACGGGCTTCGTGACAGATGTCACAACAGGTGTGACATCCTCCGGGCCGTAGCACAGCCTGCTCCAGTGAGGCTTGCCGCAGAGGCGGCAGGTGGGGGCGTCCATAGGCGTAGCTCATTCCCCTATTAAACGACGGGTGACGTTTGATTTTCGAAGGTGGGCGAAGTTATTGAGAACGCGAGGGAATGTGGTAATAACCGGTACCGGTACTTGAAACGATTTTAATCCCGGCCAACCCTCCCCCTTCGCGCCCAGCCCTAGGGAACCGTGGTACCAAGCCCGCGGAGGGGATAGCGTAGCGATATCAATGACTTAGGTCTGGTCGACCAACATGGTCATGACAGGTATACGTTCGATTAGCTGTCACGATCAGGTGTGATGTCGATGACGACAGGCTTGGAATGCTCAACCACATCAATGACTTGGCGTAATACGATCTGAATAGGCCCACCATCACCATCGGTGTGCGTCTGCGCAGCCTTGCCCCAACCTCTGTCCAAAAGGCTGTTGATCGCTGCCACGCGCGCATTATCGTTCTCGCTCTTCACCACGATGCTCGCCAGCGCCCTGATACAGGTCTCTGTATGTGCCCTAGCTAAACTTCGGATATCCGCAAGTGCCTTAGCCATTTACCTTTGTTCCATCTTCATCGTTTCACTCATTACAGGCAGGGTCTTTGTCGCAATATCCCTTTGCTCTGCATCGCTCTGGATCACGGCACATCGGATAGGGTTTTCGGTCCTCACATCGATCAGGCACATGCCGGGCATTCCGCCGTTGCGATGCCGATCGAGTGTTCTCACCCTTGCGCGGATCACTTGGCCTCATCGTCACGGTTCGTCAGCGGCGTGTCACGGTCATTGGCATACCGGCGCAACGTGTCCGCTACCTGCGAGCCGGTCCAGATCGCCTCGCCTGCGTTCTCAAAGCGGTTGGCAAGGTCTTCCAATGCTACCGTGACTTCGTCGCTCATTGATCCACCCTCAGCCAGTTCCTTCAATGCCTTCAGCTGCTCGACCTCGCGTTCCAACGCATCCAAGCGGCTCCGCAATGGCGCGAGCGCGGCATAGAGGTCTTTCGTCACAGCCTCGGTCTCAGCGTGCTGACGCTTTTCCGCGTGGGCGATCATCGACACGATCTTCATGTTGGACATCGGTTGCCCTCACAGGATAGCTGCGGCGATCCCCAGACATTGTCAAATCACTGAACAGCGCATGACAGCCTGAACACCGCATCCAATCGATGCGCTCGCCGTTTGCCCCTGTGCCGCCCTTCAAATAGGGCCAGATCGTGGTCTGAGCGTCCTGCTGGCAGATAGGGCAAGGTTTGGTCATGACGGCTGACCTTCATTTCATGTGAAACGGTTCCCGAATTATTTTCCCAATAGTTGGGATTACCCCTTGCAGGGTATTTCACCCTATGCCATAACCCGTGACAGGCAATCACGCCGCAAGGGGAACTACCGATGATCACCACCGTCCGCACCACCCACGAAGGCCGCACCTACGAAGTCGTCGCCGACAGCGATAAGGTCGATGCCCTGATGTCGAGCTACGTTCAGGTCTACCGCATCCGCAAGGATGGCTCGCGTGGCCGCTACCTCACCTCGCCCAACCACATCTGGCCGATCTGGGTCACGGTACGCGATCAGGTCAAGACCCGCGAGGAGATCGCAGGCCGCAGCAATGCCGTCTGGCCCCACGTTCCCTGCGCCTGACCCTCACCACATCCCCTCACGCCCGGCGGTCGCAAGACCTACCGGGCTTGAGGCCGTAGGAGCATCCCGCTCCGCAGGGGAACTACATGCTACGCATCACCATCCTGCTGGCGCTCGCGGTGACACCCGCCCTCGCCCAGCCTGTCATCCCGGCCTGCGACATCGTCGCGGGCTTCCGCGCCACCTGCCGCGATCCTGACGGCACCGTCTTCGTCATGCCGCAGATACCGGACGACGACCTGAAGCGCGAGGCGCTCATGCTGGCCTACAAGATGAACGGCAACTCATTCGTCGGGCGCGGCGACAGCATCGACCTCACCGCACCGCTGCCCTCAACCATCATCAAGGCGGTGCCCATACCAACCACCAAGGTGCCCCGGAAATAATCCCCAGACCCCGCTTCGGCGGGGTTTTTCTTTGTCAGGCCTATTGCATGGCAGGGTGAAATACCCTACTGTCTGTCTGTCACCAAGGGGAACACCATGAGGACCACGCCAGTGAAACACGCCGTCGCCTACATCCGCGTATCCACCCAGCAGCAGGGCAAGTCCGGCCTTGGCATCGAAGCTCAGGGTGAAGCCCTGATGCGCTTTGCCGACGCTGAAGGGTTCGTCATCAGCCAAATCTTCACCGAAGTCGAAACCGGCAAAGGCTCCGACGCCCTCGATAAGCGCCCGCAGCTGAAGGCCGCACTGGCCGCCGCCAAGGAACTCGGTTGCCCCGTGATCGTCGCCAAGCTCGATCGCCTGAGCCGCGACGTCGCGTTCATCGCTGGCCTGATGGCGCAGCGCGTTCCCTTCATCGTCACCGAATTGGGTGCCAACGCTGACCCGTTCATGCTGCACATTTACGCCGCGCTGGCTGAACAGGAGCGCCGCATGATTTCCAAGCGCACCACAGACGCACTCACAGCCGCCAAGGCGCGCGGCGTCAAGCTGGGGTCGCCCACAACACCCGGCATCCTGCGCGACCGCTCCGTGGCCTTCGCTGAAAGCCTGCGTGCCCTTGTGACGCCGCTGCTGGATCAGTCGTTCGCCCGGATCGCCACCGCGCTCAACGAGCAGAACGTCCCGACCGCTAATGGCGGTCGGTGGTCAGCCACGACCGTGCGCAGGGTGATCCTCAAACTGGAGTTGGAAGCATGACCCCGAAGCAGCTCTCCAAGGCCTTCACCCTGCTGGGCGTCACCCAGATGGGCTTTGCTCGCGCGATCGGCGTCAGCGACACCACGGTGCGCGACTGGATCGGGGGACGCACGCGCATCCCCGGTGCCGTCGCCGCCTTGGTCAACCTGATGCTCGACACCAAGAAGGGCGTCGACGATCTGAGGGTCTGACCCAGCCATTGGGAACAAAGAAAAAGCCCCGGTTTCAAGCCGGGGCTTTTGTGCATTGGCAGGGGAACTACCATGATTTGCCGTCAGCAAATCAACACTATCAAAAAATGCCCGCAAAACGACCCGCTGTCAACGGTCGCGGTTCAGCGCCGCCGGTCCTGATCCTTCCAATGCTGGCCCAATCTGTAGCCAGCTTCCGCCAGCGCCTGCCCCGCCTGATACCTTGCATGCGCCGCCGATCGATAGCCCATCAGCGTCCCTAGCTCGAGCAGGCTGGTGCCAAAGCACGCCACATGATCCGCCACCATCGTCAGCCGCCTGCCGATCGCCAAACCAGCTGCCCTGTAGGCGTCCCGGTGATCCTGCTGCCGCTCGGTCTTCGCCAGCCCCGACATCAGGCTCGGGTCGAACGCAAAGACCCGATCTAGATCAACCCCGTGGAGGGCACCCTGTAGACCGCCAGCCAGCCAGTGGAGCGCGTAGCGCTTCAGGGAGTAGTATTCCGCGTCGTCTATCTTACGACGCTTCCACGCCCGTCCCAGCGCATCGTCGTGGAAGCTAAAGCGGGTCGCCTTTTTCGAGGGGCCGCTTTGTGTGAGGAACGGACCCGCATGGGCCTTGCGTTGCTCGGTTGGACCCCGATCGTCTTCCATGCCGGTTCCCATAGGTTGCGCAGTTTTCACCAAAGCCTCGCGTAGTGCCTCAAGAGACACCACAGCTAGTAGTTAGAAAGGAAGAGGCTTGGCATGCTGTCGCTCGCGGAGGGAGCGCGCTACCAAATAGCGCCGTAGCGACCGCAGCGCCCTTCTGTTTTTCTTGCTTAGGCTGCGCGCCCGCGAGGGTGAAGGGAGGTGCTTCGCGGATGCCTGTCAATCCAGAACAGATAAAAACGGTAGGTTATTCACCTATGCGGCGTCCTTCGGTTTGCCCGCCATCACCTCGGCCTCGGACGGCAGCGTTGCCATATCGTGTTCCGGCATTGAAAAATATGCCGGGTAACGCACACCTTGGGTGCGCCAGTGTTTTTCTTGTTTCCCCTCCCAGCCCCATGACCAGCCAACCAGATGTATCTCCGGTAAAAGGATGCGCGCCAGCACGAACGGTTGCCAGTCTTTGTCCTCTTTTATGATTTTGCCGTCTTTGTCGTAGACGGTTTTGTGGAGGATCAGCTGACCCTCGGAGAGATTGGTCGCTCTTACCTGATAGCAACCGCCGACATCCGCCGAATAGATTTCACCGACTGAGCCAGACCAAAAAACGCCTTTGTGCTTTGCCAGCATGCACTCGCCAAACGCGCCGCCAACATGATCGCCCGCCCCGTGGCCTTGGTTGAAGCGCCTCTGCCACCCTTTGCGCACCGCCCAAATCAACCGCAGCAGTCCAACGTGGCCTGATAGATGTAACTCAGCTTCGGTTGGGTTCATTACCACTGTCTGCATCGACGTTCTCCACGATCCTCAGATAGGAATACTTCGCGGTCTTGCTCTTCTTACCGCCGGGCAAGATCGAGCGATTGACCATCAGCGTCTTCATGCCCAGCGCCTTGCGCATCGCCTCGGGATTGGAGTTGACCGACACGATCTCGACATCGTGGTCGGCACCCCATTCGCGTCCCCAGATCGAGTAGCGATATTTCATCACTACCTCCGCGCCCAATCAGGCAAGCGCCTGTTGATGTGACGCATCAGCTTCGACGGATCGGCAGACCTTTTGCCCATGTTGACAACGTGAGCCACCACACCCGGTTTGCGACCTACCGCGTTGGAACGCATCGGCCTATTCGTGTTCTTCGGTATCTTTGTTAGTTTCATTCAGACCTCCGCGCCTGCTGATAGCTGATTGCCAAAACAAAGGGGTCGATACCCCGCTTCGACCACCACTCCAGTTCGTTGCCAGCCGCATGCTGTTCGATGTGGTGTAAGCGGCACAGCGGCAGCGCCCATTTGTCCGATGACTTCATTCCGAATGCGCCGATGCCCTTGCCGTGATTGATCGAGCCAACACGCAGATGTGCTGCCTCGGCGGGACGGCCACACAGGCAGCACGGCTGTTCGCGTATCCACGCCAGATATTTTTCGTCGCGCAGGCGTGGATGTTTCTTAAGCATCGAACCTCTTCCCCACGGTGTCCCACGACTTGGTGAAAAGGCGGATGGCGCGATCCCGCTCAAAGCCCTCCTCCATAAAGACGGCGATCAGCAACTGAACGAGCACTGCCGCGCCCATCAGTTTAGATGTACTGCGCTCTTCAAACAGCACGCAGATTGCTTCGCCCAATTCATCCATTTCGTTGCGTTCTTCGACGCTAGCCATGTTCCTTTGCCTTCCATGCTTGAAACTTGTTGTCGAGATCGTGCCAGATGATGCGCTGATCGCTGAAGCCGGGCTTACCAAGATCGCTGCGCGTCAGCACATGGCAGACATAACGCACACACTCGGCGGCGGCCTCTTCATCCATGATCGTTTCTTCGTAATGCTCGCGCAGGTACGCCTGAAACACTTTGTCCTTGCAGCGGATGCCTGCCTGCTTAACTGCGCCCAGAGCGGCCCATTTGTCGCGCTCCATCGCTTTGTGATCGACTGCCGTGCCATCATCGTTCTTTTCAACCAGCGTGCATTGGAAGATCGTGCCCATGTTGGCGTTGACGATCACCTGATGCATATCGAGTTGCGCCACCGTCAGGCGGATCACCCAGTCGCCGTTCTGGCGCTGGGTGAGGCCGTCCTTCTTGACATCGAATGCCAAGACGTTGTCGATCGCGATGTCGGCTGGTGTTCTCATCGTTTTACTTTTTCTTTCACTAGGGCCAACAGATCATCCACCTCATCCTGCGAGAGTTCAAAATCGCGGCGCTTTTTCTTTTCGATCTCACTGCTCCACCAGTTCCGCAAATCGAGCGGGTTGGGGAATGCGCCGATGCGGTTGATCGTTGCCACACACTCAGCGATGAATTTCTTGCGCGAGGCATTACCCTCATCGCCGGCATCCTGATTTTCCGAAAATTCCGATCGCAGTTCGTTGACGTATTTGTCGTCGTCAAACCGGCCCATGTGAATATCGGCACCGACGCCAATCATCTTCAGGGCATTGGTTGTCGCATCCGTGAATGCCTTCTTGAATGCTTCGTCGTCGGTGAAGACGCCGTTGCGGTTTTTGCCCACAGCCCTGTCGCCACCGACACCAAAAACAACATTCTCGCGGTCGCCATGCCAGATACTAACGATGCAAAACACCAAGGCCTCATCATCCGTCTGGACAACCTGAAACGACGGTTTGTTGACGCCCCAGCCGACGCCGCACGCCCCAAACTCTTCTGTCATGCGGTGGTAAGACCACATCGGCTTGATCGACGTTCCCGCGAAGCCACCCGCGCGCTTGAAGGGCTTGGTGTGTGCCGGATCGGTCTTGCCCAGACGATCCCAAAGGTCAGTCTTGCCGCTCATGATATTTTCCCTAGCCCCTGATCCATCCAACCCTTCAGCTTCTTGCCCAACTCGGGCTGGTGCAACCACACACTTTTGTCCTTCGGGTCACGCCAGTATTCATCCGATGAGCCAACATCAAACTCGCCAAGCATGAAGTGGTCTTTGCCGGGGATCGTGATCTTGATGTGATAGCCCGCCCAGTCGAACTCTTTCTCGCCTCGGAAGTGGGCCTTCACCACACTGCCATCGGAGCGCACATGCGGTCGCACGAAGTGGAAGATGCGCTTGCGCGACCCTTCCGCGTTGAGGTGGATGTCGCGATCCTGAAAGAAGTAACTGGTGCGGTGGATGTTGACGCCAAACACCGCTGCCGTGCCAACCTTATTGGTCGCGGTAATGCGCGTCATCGAGTATTGCGCCATTTCGGCACGCATGACCGCTTCCTTGAACATTTCGGTCAGGAAGTGCTGGGCGTTGTCGCCGGTCTCCTTCGCCCACTCCTCGAAATCGCCGGGGATGCGGTACGCCCGCTTCGGAATTGTGAAGTTGCCTCGCTGGCATCGCCGGAGCGCAGGCCCCTTGTTCCTATGTCCATGCACTCGGGCGACGGACTTCTTTTCGCGCTTGGAAATGATCTCCACCCACCTGGTGTCGCAGAAGCGCAGCGCTATCACTTCCTTACCGTCACTCGAAACAAAGATGGGAAACTCCTGCGGCCTGCCATACTTCATCCTCTTCTGGTCGGTGCGATCCCACCACACCGTCATCTTGTAGATGTCGCCGCCGCAGATGAGTTGAATTTCCGGCGGCGGGTTCTTGTATTTCAGGTAGTACATGAACTTGGGCACCCAGAGATCGTGACCCTTCCTGCCCTTGGCATCATGTTCGTAGCGCTCGGTCTCGGGATCAGTGCCATAGGCAAAGCAACCGAAGGCGGGACGGTTCTGATGAAACCAGTCAGCCAGCGGGGTATTGTGCTTGGCGATATTGTCTTTGTCCTTGGAGGTGCGTTCCCTATTCCACGCGCCGGTTGAAATATAGGGCAGCAACGTCGCGCCAATCTCGCGGTAGAAGCCGTAGCTGTCGGGATCGTGCTTCTTCATCCGATCCAGATAGACGAAGTAGCGCTCCAGCTGCTGCAAGATCGTGTCGCGGAAATTGAACTCGCCCTGAAATTCGGCTTCCCTGTAAGCAACGATGTCGGCGCGGTTCTCATGGTGGCTGTCAGCGATCATGTATTCGGCATTGCGCGGATCATCAAAGGGGTCGCCGGGTCCAATGACCTCGACCTTCTTGGTCCTCGGCTTGGCTTCGCGGGGCGGCTTTTCGGGTCTCTCAGGCAACTCGCCCTTCGGCGTGACGAACTTATCGTACTTGCGGCGCGCCCGCTCCAGCCTGCGACGCTCATGACGGTTGGCGGAAATTTCTGTAGTCTCCATGCGGGTGATGGGCGAGATCACAGGCTCGATTGCGGCGGGCTGTACCGGCGGCGGTTCGGACATCACCGGCACAGCGGGCGGGATCACCTCCTTTCTAATCCTGGCGGGCCAGAAGTGCTTCTTCAGCCATCGCAGAATGAACAGCATGGGCTACCTCGTTTTGATGACCAGATGCGGGGCGGCATTCGAGAGTGAGTAGCCGGGAACGATGTGGCCTTCCTCCAATGCCTCGCGGATTGCGGTGCGGTTGGTGGTACGCATTACCCGCACAAATTCATCCGGCAGTTCGGCGGGGTCGGCATTGCCAACGAGGTACGGTTTCGACGCCGCCTGCGTGATGGTGGCGTCGGGCAGCTGGACCTTCTTTAAGTCGGCAGCCTGCATGACTTGCAGAACAAGGTCGCGCAGCACATCGATGCGGTGAGCGTGACGCGCAGCCCGTTCCTCCAGCGCATTCTGCCGCGCCGTGATCCCGGCGACCATCATCGTGCTGTTGTCGATCTCTTGGAGCAGGAGAGTAAGAACGCCGTTAATGTCAGTCTCGGCCTCGATCATATCGGCGCGCAGATGTTCGTCTTCCGCAAAATCGGGATACGCGCGATTGAGCGCATCGATAGCGAGGCGCAGCTGATCAACATCAAATCTTGCCATCGACCCTGTCCAGATTGTGAGAGATTTCATCGCGCACGCCCTCAAGGAAGCAATAGACGGTGCGCAGTTCGGCCTTGGTCAGCAGGCGCAGCTGATCGCTGTCCCTGACCATACGGATAATCAGCTGCTTGGTTTCCGGCTTGGGATTGCTTGCCACGACCTTCAGCATCACGCCCTCCCCTCGACAATCCGCCTCAGGACTTTCTCGGAAATCCGCAGCTGCAACGTCTCGATGTCCTTGGCTATCAGCGGGCGGGTGATTGTGTATTTTTCGATCTTGTGAATTGCATGCAGGATGGTGGTGTGGTCGCGACCGCCACAATACTTGCCGATTGCGGGCAACGAAAACCTTGTGTACTTGTGCGCCATGTACATGAAAACGTGGCGCGCCAGCACCGTCTCGTATAGGCGATCATCGCCGGTGATGGTGGCGGTCTCGACACGATAGTGCCGCACAACCGCATCCATGATCTCAATCAGCATCGGGCGCGTCGTCTTCAGCTGATGATAAAACCGCATCAGCACAGCGTGGTCTTCAGCGCTGACGGCTCGATAGCGGTCGATGGCGTCCTTGAGCGCCTGCGGTGCGATTTCAGCGATCTGTCCTGAATGCACGACGTTCCCCTGTTAGGCAGTCTTCTTTTCAGCCCCGATCTGGCCCCACATCGACGCGGGCGCGGTGCAGCCCTTCTTCTTCAGGGCCTTAATCATCTGGTCGAAGTTGCGCGCCGGGAAAGCGTTGAGATCGATCCAGCGGTAGACCGACTTGACATCGGCCTGCGCCTTTTTCGCCACGGCGGGGATGCCGCCAAGCACAGTGATGACCTCACGCGCGGAGGTGAGATTGCGCATGCTGATTGTCCGATAAAGATGAGAAACCCCCCAATGAAAATTCTCATTCATTGGGTAATGTCGGACAACGTACTCTTCCCACTTTGTAAGTCACTACCCGAAAAGTGAGAAAATATTTTCAGTGAAAAATCGCAAATTCCCAAAGCCGTGTTATAGGTTCCCGATACTTGAGGCTTTTGGGAGGAGGTGAGCGGTCGTGGAAACTGGGAATTGGGATAAGGACGGCTACATCAAGCGCATCCAGCTAATGAGGCGGGTTCTCGATATGAACCAGACAGAGTTCGCGGCGTTTGTCGGACTGGCCTACAAGAAGTGGAACCACTATGAGAACGGCTACCCGATCAGCCGGGAGACCGCCTTTATCCTGAAGGAAAAAATCTACTGGTTTAGTTCGGACTGGTTATGGCACGGCGACACCCGCGCGCTATCCGGCGGCATCATGGATCAATTGCGCGCCGCCGAAGCGGCAGAGCGCAAGGGACGCTTTAAAATAGGCAAATCTCTGCCGATTAGTAAGGTCCAAAAGACCTTCGGTAAGCGGCCAAAGAAGTAGGCTTATTCGCCTTCTTCCCTAGCGTTGGCTTCCTCCTGCTCACGATCATCGCGCGCGATGCGGTCGGCGCGATTTTGCAAATAGACTTCCACCTGCTCATTGTAGAACCGTTGAATGTCGCGGATGGCATGGGGGTGGTTCCACGGCATGATGCCCATCTGCTCGGCGACTGTGCCTTCGACGTTGATATCGTCGTCATTGTTCCGGTAAGCCATCTGCAAAGTTCCCTTTCCTGCGACGTTTGGACCCGGCAATTTGAGACTGTGGATAATACCAAAAGCAAGAACCACGGCTATGCACTTTTGATCCAGATCAGTGGGACCGAATGGCTGACCTAATTCTCACTTTTTGAGTAGTGACTGTCCGATCTATTGAGACTAATTGTTGGCGTCTCTCACAAAAGGGGAACGCCCAAATGAATATCCAGCATTCACCGCGTGATCTCGATCAGTCGCTGCAAGAACTCGACAACGCCATCAAGTCGATCGACCACGGCACCAAGGTTCTCGCTCCGAAGACCGTGGAAGAGAACCACCGCACGGCAATCGTCTCATTGGTGGACAACCTCGCGACCGCGTTGACGACGCAGATCGGGACATTGCAAACCACGCTCAAGCGCATCGAGCAGCAGGTGCTTACCAGCGCGGAGCGTTCGCGGGCCGCGTTGCAGGATCACGTTAGCGTCTGTGAGCGCGTGTCGGATGAGATCAAGCACATGAGCGAAGTGGTTGCCGATCTGGAGCGCGACACCCGTGACGCCTGACGTTCTCTACATGGTGATCGTTGCCCACCCGAAGGGGTCTTACGTTTCAGAGACCGATGTCGATCGCATGGGCTTTGAGCGCGTCCTGATCGACATCCGTGACCGCCAATATCCCAACGTCGAGGCCGTCTACGAAATTAACCTTGTGAACCACACCTGTAGGGATGCCACCCATGACAGAGCCTTCCAAGAAGTCATCCCAGAATAACCCGCTGCACGATCTGGTCGACCGCATGCTGGTCAGCCGCGAGTTCCATGAGGACTTCGGCACCGTGACCACCAACATCACTGAGGCGGTGCTGGCGGTCGCCCAAGCGATCAACCGCCTCGCCGCCTCGCATGAGTTGGCGCAGGCGCGCTTCGACCAAGCCAATCAAGAGCGCCGGGCGCGGATGGCCCTGATGGAGGACAACCCCTTTGACAAAACGGGGCATGCCTAATGACCAAGCGGCTCGCCACGATCAAGGAGGTCTGCGCCTACGCGAAGATGGGGCAGACCAGACTGTATGAAAAAATCCACGCCGGGATCGTCATCGCGTACAAGCACGACCACAAGACGCTGATCGATCTCGACAGCGTCGATGCCATGCTCGCCAACGAGTTGGTGCCGTGGCCCGGCAATTCGCGGAATTAGCGGGCCAAGTAATACGCGGCAAATAGGCGGCGTAATAGGCGGCGTAATAGGCGGCGACGGAAATGGTCGCCGCCTATTTGCGTCGGCGACGCCTATTTGTAGTCCGCAATATTAGGCACATTTTAGCGGACCAAAAATGGGTATCTTTCTGGGTATCTCTGGAAAGCTACCCAGCACCAAATACTAGGAAAATAGGGGGTTTTGTAACAAAGTGTGATACTGGTTCAGGATCAACATGGGGCCTTCGCCAATCCCCGCCAGCGTTCGCCAGAGTTCAGAAAGTCACTGCGGCGCAGGCACTTCCTCACCTATTGCCCTTCGCCATCGGTCGCCGCCGGTCGCCCAAAGCCAGAACAATTGGGTATCTCTCTGGGTATCTATTTTGCTGGGATACCCAGCTTGGGCGGCGTATATTGGGGCCTCAATCAAAGGGGTTCCACCATGCTCACCGACACCAAGTGCCGCACCGCCAAGCCGACTGCCAAGAATTACATCCTGTCCGACAGCGGCGGCCTCTACCTTCTGGTCACCCCGAAGGGTGGCAAGTACTGGCGCTACAAGTATCGCGTCGCGGGCAAGGAAGGCCGCCACGCCATCGGCATCTACCCGGAGGTGACGCTGGAGGAAGCCCGCGATCTGCACCGCGATGCCCGCAAGCTGGTCGCAGCAGGCAAGCACCCGGTCGAGGCCAAGCGCGAGGTCGTGGTCGCCCAGAAGGTCGAGCGGAGCGCCAAGCGCCCTTTCGCTGAAGTCGCCGACGAATGGCTCGCGGGCCAGATGAAGCTCGGCAAGGCGCACAACACCACCCGGCGCTACGTCTACAACGTCAAGGTTTTGAGCGAGGCCTTTGGCCGCGTCGGGATTGCCGACGTTCGCAAGTCTCACCTCACCCAGGTGCTGCTTGCCTTTGAGAACCAGAACAACCACGAAACCCGCCGCCGCATTCAGGTCGATGCGCTGGCGATCATGGAAATGGCGCATGACCGCAGCTACGTCGAGGTCAACACCACCCCCGGAGCGGTCAGCCAGCCGCGCCCGGCGGTCACTGATGCGGTCGGCTTTGGCCGCCTGCTTGGTGACATCGACCGGATGCCGACGCGCACAGGGACCGCGCTACGCCTTCTGGCCCTGACCGGGCTGCGCCCCGGCGAACTGCTCCAGACCGAATGGAAGAACATCGACTGGAAGCGCAACCGGCTGATCGTGCCGTTCGCCAATCTGAAGATGCGGACCAAGCGTAAGGGCGGCGATGCCGACAACCGTAACCTTGAGGTGCCGCTGTCGCGTCAGGCACTGGCTGAACTCAAGGTGCTATTCAAGACGACCGGCGAGGGGCGCTACCTGTTCCCGGCGCTCTCCACCGACAGCGCGACCCCATACATGCGCGGCTACCGCCTGCACCGGGCACTCGATCGCGCGGAGTATCAGGGCATCCATTGCCCGCACGGTTTCCGGTCGTCGTTTTCGACCATCATGAACCAAGAGCGCGTCATCATCGAGGGTCACGAAGTGCCGCGTTGGACTGACCAGAAACCCTTGATCGAACTGCAACTCGATCATAACGACGCCTCTGTGCAGGCGATCTACGATCGCGGCGGGCGCTGGAAGGAACGCTGCGAACTGATGCAGCTGTGGGCCGATCGCATCGATGAAATGCGCGGGAGCCGCGCCAAGCTGCATCTGGTCGCCTAAACGTCAGTCCCTCTGACTTAACCCGGCCCCCTCGCGGGGCCGGTTTCGTTTTGGGGAACATGCAACCCCCTTGACGATCCGGCGTTCTGGTTTGATTGTCGCACTTATTGCGACAACAGGGGACGACCAAATGCCGAAAGCACCACCGCTCGAATATTTCGAAGTCACGCTACGATGCCCCAAGGAAGCGCTGGGCGAGGTCGTGGGCGATCTTTCCCGGCGCGGCCTCACCGATGTCAGCTTCAACCTGATCAGCGCTGTGGCGACCTACAAGACCAACAAGCCGCATGACCACCGCGACATCAAGGCCGAAGACTTCCTCGCCGACTGGATCAAAGACCACCCCACCTTCCGCGCCAAGGAAGCCGTCAAAATCTTCCGCGCCGATGGCCGCACCGACGGCGCATGCTACACCGCGCTCCGCGTCATGAGTGGCGATGGTCGCCTGAAAAAACTCGGCGAGGGCATGTACTCGCTGCCCGGCGTCAAGGCGCTGCCGAAGCCGAAGGCCAAGCCCGCGAAGCACACCAAGGTCTTCCATGACGTTTCCGCCAGTGACTTCACGCTGCGCCTGATGTCCCGCAACCACGGCAAGATATCCGTCCCCACGTTGAGGGGGCACTTTGAGAAAGCGGGCCGCGTCCCGACTGGCGTCGGCCCGGTGCTGCGCAAGCTGGTCGTCACCAAGAAGATCAAATCTCTCGGCGATGGTCTTTATGAACTCGCACCAAAAAAAACTGAGCGGAAGACCAACGGCGCTGCCGTCGTCGAAACCCCGGCGCAGGGAGCGTAGCACATGGCTGTCATCAGAGGCTGGCTCAAGCGCTCGCGCCGCGATCTCGACCACGATCCCCAGATCGATACCATGAAAACCCTGTGGCAGCAGGAACGCCTCAAGGAAAAAGACTTCGCCGTACTCGCGGGCCTTAGTCCGCAGACGGTCCACAAAATGTTCGACGGTCAGACCAAGCGGCCCCAGTTTTTGACCTATCAAAAGATGGCGACGGCGATGGGGCATAAGTATGTGCTGGCCCCCGATCACAAGGTGGACTACGCCGCTGAAATTCCCAAGGCGCGTGATGAGTTCAAGGAACACTTGGCGGCGCTGAAGAAGGCCCGCGAAAAAGCGGCGAAGAAAAACGGGAAATAGATCGTTGCTGCATGCCTAGCACGCGATGCATGCAGAGCGGCTGGGGTGGACTATTGAAGCCCAACCCGCGAGCCGCACCCAAGGTAGCCCAACATGGTCAACAAATATCTCATCCTCAATCGATTGGTCCGTGAATGGCGTGACGCCCAGCGGGCGATTGACACACTGTCGGTCGAGGAGCGCCGCAAAGACCTTTCGCCGCTTCAGCGGATGGTCGCCGCGCACAACGCCTTGCTCAAATTTGCGGAGGAAGAACTATGATCAAGGTCGGCGACATCGTGACTTGGCGTCACGGCAGATCAAACCCGAAGATCACCGCGCGGGTATGGCCGATGGGCGTCGCCAACTGCGAGGTGCTTGGGTTTGAGGAAACCCCCGAAGGCCGGAAGTCGGCAGTGATCAAGTTGCCGCCGGGCCTGCCGCTGGGTCGCCTCAAGGTGCTAGTCGCTGACCTTGAGCCAGACACAGAAATAGCGCCCAAGGCCTAAGCCTTGGGCGCGTCGAACTCCAACGGGTGGGATATTCGTTGGTAAACTCGGGGAGGGTACCTTTCCCCCAAGAATGCCCTCCCCCTTTTAGCGTCTCACCTCACAGCGGGCGACCTGTAGCAAGCTGCGCGCTGCCTGCTTACAAACGATCTGCGTATTGATCGCATCGACCTCGGAGCGCGAATAGAAGCGCGCCAAAAACCGGCTATCATAATCGCGGTCGTCGGTGATCATGCAGCCGGATAGCGCGACCGCAAGCATTCCCAGCAAGAGCATCTTCATAGTCTGTCCTCCTTGCAGACAGGTGGGTTATACTTTTGTGCGTCGCGGCGGGCGCGAACGTAGGCGTCGATGGCATTGTGCAGGCCAACGATCGCGCGTTTTGGCTGGTCATCCGGGTTCTTCACCCAGATGTCGTACAGATGCGTGACGTTCTGCTTGAAGCCCGCCGCAAGGCCGTCGAGCGCAAGATTGCGCACCACCTCGCGGGTCTCGGCGTCCATACATTGCGCCTCGGATGGCTGCGCCTTATCCGCGAACAGTATCTGCGCCAATAGCGCCAACAGCGCCGCAACAATGACCGCAACCACGGCGATCCACCAATCCTTGATCGGCAGCATCAGCGCACTGGCGAGCCGAATGTGTGCAGCCCCAGAAGGCCAATCAGGATGAACAGGACCAACCAGCTTCCGAATGGTGCCCACGGCGCTCCTGCCGGTCGCCAAGGGTTCATGCCCCATCCGCCGAAGATCAACGTGATGACGTAGATCAACCAGAACCAGATATTTGCGCCCATCGTGACCTCCTATTTGCTTTCCAGTTTGTCGAGCCGCGCCATGATCTCATCCAGCGACGGTGTCTTGGCTGGCGGCGGGACATCGCTGAAGGTGTCGGTCGCGGGGTCATAGATTTTGCCGTTGAAATCGGCGAACGCATCGCTGCCCGCGTAGTCGGAAATCTCCACGACGATATGACCGGCGGGGAACAACTGGTTTGCGTCGGTGACCACGGGACCAACCAGATAGCCGCCGCTGCCAAAGTTGGTGCCGGGGTGAACGTATTCGTACCAATCCACGCCGTCGTTCTCGCGCTTGCAAAACATCGCGCCGCTCGGCGCATCAGCCCGCGCCTGCGCCGGTTTGTAGAGAACCCAACTGCCGTGATCGATGTGTGTCATCCGACATAGCCCACAGTGAACCAACCCGATGTATAAAGCTGCAAATAGCGGAACTTCAGCATGAAGATGTTGAAGTCCCCCGCTTGACCCGCAAAGCCCGTCACAGCCGCACCCGTGTATGGCTCAATGACGCTGCCAGATTGCGAACTTTGGGTTCCCGCTAAAACCCACTGGGCGTTGCTGACGGCACCCAGCGATGGCGCAGTCGGTGCGGCAGGCAGGGCGGCGAAATCCTTCGTCGTCCAGAACCGATAGGCGTTGCCCGCGCCCCACGACCAACCGCCCATGTACATATTGCCGTCTGAGCCAAGGCCGAAATTGCCAGCGAAGGCTCCCGCATTGTGGAAGGTGATGAAGGCCTGATTGCCGCCGCCCGCGCTCTGCACCATGACGGTGCCGCCACTGCCCTGCCCGATGACGCCACCGCCTTGAAAAAGGGTGACCGCACCTGAGTTGATGGTGAGGGATGGCGCGGTGATTGTCGAGGCAGCGGAGAGTGTGCCGTTGAAGGTTGCTGAACCGTTCGAGATCACGGCGTAGTTGGCCCCGCCACCAGCAGCTTGCATGTAGATGCCGTTGGCCCCAAACGTCCTGATCGCGACGTTGCTGCCGTCGCTGTAGAAGCCGGTCGAAACAGCCCCGCCAACCGCTATGCCGGGACCGCTAAGGGTCAGTGCGCCGCTTGCCGTGATGGTCCCGGTTACGTTAAGGCCAGCGTCAGCGAAATAGGCCCGCGTGTAGCCGTCGTGGCGCTGCATGTAATTTGCGCCGTTGCTGCGGATTATATAGTTGGTGCCGTCAGTGATCGCGTAATTGGTGCCGTTCAGGTAAGCCGGATTAGCGGTAACCGCGCCGCTCGCCGTGATCGCGCCGCCTGTCGTAATCGCGCCTGCCGTGAGCGCGCCAGCAACAGCAAGGCTGCTTCCCATGCTGACCGCGCTTGGGATGCTCATCGGCAACCAAGCATTACCGGCATCGTTGAGATTGCCTAATTGAGCCGTGCCGCTGCCAGCGTCAACAACGCCCAAGTTGATATTCGGCCCGGCCTTCACGATAAACGGCCAGTTGTGGATGGGTGAGTTGACGCCAAGGTAGCCGGTCATCACATCCCCGGCTGTGTTTACATAACGCGCGTCAATGTCGGCGGCGCTTCCTACCTGCTGCGACCACGTTGCGTCCCAGACGCCCGCGACCTTCTTCTTTACATACAAGGTGCCGGTGGTCTGATCGCGCGCCTCTATGGCGGCATAACTATCGTCGGCGTTGGCGTAGTACATGCCAGCAAAACGGTTAGCTGTCGGCGCGGCGGTCGCGCCTGCGTTGCTATACCAAGTGCCGCTGGCAAATGGGAAACTGTCAAAATTGGTTACCGGCCCCTGCTTTGCGATCTCGCCGCCCAGCGCCACCATCGCGTCGTGTGCGTTGATGGCTCCGGTGCCGCCATAGAGGATCGGGCGCGCCGTATTGAGGTCCAGCGCAATGTCGTTGATGAACGTGTTATATTTTGCGCTCTCAATGGTGGTGTCGGGAATACCCGCCGTGCCCGGCGGCAGATGGTAGGTCGTAGAACCGTCACGCGGCATTGCACTCTCCTACTTCCAATTGGTCGTGTCGATCTGAAGGCGTTGCGGGTCTTCGTCGGGTATCGGTACGCCGCGCCCGCCCGACGCTATCGTGCGCGCCACTTCGCGGGCCA